TCTCCATTGTTGCCGCCGTGATCGGCGGTGAGTGAATGTACCACGGGTCCGCGGGTCGAGTTAGGCGCGAACCCGTAATGGTTAACGCTTGATCAGGGCTTCAATGCGCGGGACGTCCTCCGGCGGCCAGACGTAGGGCTTGGGCTCGTTCGCCTTGCGAAGCTTTGCCCGTGCCTTGCCCGGATCGACGCTGAGACGCTCACAAATCGCTTGCAGCGCCTCGCCCTCAGCAGGCCTAGGTTTAGTCGGACGTTCTTGCCTAGGTGCCTCACGCTTCGTTTGCGTTGATCCTGCAGGCGTCTGACGCTCAGGGGGAGTGCCGTGCTTGAGCTTGTGCCACTGCTCGCGGTACGGCGACGGAGGCGACCAGAGCTTCTCATCGCCTTTGAAGGTGTACTCAGCAATCTCTTCCAGGTAGTCGGACGTGATCCGAATATCGTCGCTGGTGACGACTTGCGTCTCGGACACCCACTTGATAGTGGTGCCTTCGGTGAGAAGGTTGAACAGCCAGGCGAAGGGATAGAGCTCGAGTGAGCCCATGCCTGTGAGGCTGCCGTTCTTGGTGTGGACGTTCATGTTGAACTTGGAAGGGACTTTCGGGCTGGAAGGCATCCAGTTCTTGATCTTCAGTTCTTTCTGCATGTACTCGTTCCTCAGTTGGAGTAGAGATTTGTCGTAGAGTCCTCGCTCTCGCAGGTGCAAGGCTGGTTGCGTCTGCTCCTCGGGGCGTACTGCGAACGCATGATCCGGGAAGCGGCGGGAGAGTGCTATGTGAAGTTCGATCAGGTGTTTCATGGCGGGGCCATCATATCACCGAACCGATGGTTCCTCAGGCGGTCATTTGCATGGTTGTCTGTCGGGCTGTAGCTGCGATATTTTGCGCGGCATGGACAAGCGCAACAGACAACGCAAGGACTCGGCCGGGACTCCGCTGTCTCAGCTCAAGGGGGCAGACGCCATCTCAACCGCGCAGGCTAGGGCTTTGAAGCGGACACTGAAGCTGCAGAAACGGGCGCTCGAGAACGCAACGAAGTATCCGACCGACCGGGCAATCTGCGCCAAGTCTGGCATATCGACCAAGACGCTCTACCGCTGGCAGCGGTTCGATGACGACTTCAGAGCCGCCTATGAGGAAGCCAAGGAGAAGTTCGGTGACAGCCTCGAAGAGATCGTGGTTGACCGGGTGGTGAACGGCGTCCTCTCACCTGTGGTCTCGGCCGGCAAGCTCGTGACGTATGAGCGCAAGTACAGCGACCGCCTCACAGAGGTGGCACTCAGAGGAAGGAATAAGCGCTACAATGACCGGACAGTTCCAGCAACCGCTATTGCCGGCATTGCCGGCGGCTATGAGCGACTTGCCGCCAGGCTTCGGCTCATCGCTGACAGACGAAGAGCTCGAGCAGTTCCTGGAGCTGATGACAAATGACGAAGAGGCGACAGCAGCCTTCCAGTATCATTGGCCGTTGTGGGCTCGTCCTCAGCAGCTTGCTCCTGAAGGCGGCTGGATCACCTGGCTCATTCTCGCAGGACGTGGCTTCGGCAAGACGCGCGCCGGTGCTGAGTGGATACGTTCGCTGGTCGAGAGCGGACAGTACGGTCGGATTGGACTCATCGCTGAAGACGCCGGTGATGCGCGAGACGTCATGGTAGAAGGCGAGAGCGGCATCCTCGCAATCAGCTCGCCGTGGTTCGCGCCTCGGTATGAACCGTCCAAGCGGCGTCTGACCTGGCCGAACGGTGCAATGGCCACATTGTACTCGGCTGATGATCCTGAAGCGTTGCGCGGCCCGCAGTTCGACGCTGCCTGGCTGGACGAGCTCGCCAAGTGGAGGTACGCTCAGCAGGCGTGGGACATGCTGCAGTTTGGCCTTCGCCTGGGTCCGTTTCCCCGCCAGGTGGTGACGACTACGCCGCGACCGATCCCGCTGCTCAAGGAGATCATCAAGTCGAAGTCGACTATCATCACGAAGGGCAACACTTACGATAACGCCGCTCACCTCGCAGACAAGTTCTTCGAGGAGATCGTGACCAAGTACGATGGGACGCGCTTGGGCCGGCAGGAGCTGTATGCTGAAATCCTTGACGACAATCCCAACGCCCTGTGGACCTACAAGATGATCGAGCAGCATCGGGTGCGGGAGTTCGATCTGACCTCGCTGGTCAAGATCGTGGTCGCAGTCGATCCGCCGACCTCGAGCAACGAGAACAGCGACGAGTGCGGGATCATCGTTGTGGGCGAGACAGAGAAGAAGCACTTCTATGTGCTCGCTGACTACTCGGTGCAAGGACGCAAGCCGGCTGCCTGGGCGCTGCAGGTGGTCAAGGCGTACCATACCTTCCAGGCCAATGCTGTGATTGCGGAAGTGAACCAGGGCGGCGAGATGGTGCAAGCGGTCATTAGCGAGGTGGACAGAACGATGCCCATCTACGCGGTTCGCGCATCGAGAGGCAAGTGGTTGCGCGCTGAGCCCGTTGCGGCGTTGTATGAGCAGGGCCGCGTCCATCACGTCGGAATGCTTGCAACGCTCGAAGATCAGATGATCGACTTCAATCCTGCGGGCGAAGCGAATGGCCGGTCCCCCGACAGACTGGACGCCTTGGTGTGGGGTGTAACCCAGGCAAGAAGCAGGAGCCGCGACTGAGATGAACTTCGGAACATTCATCTACTACTGGAACCGGTGGTGGGGCTGGAGGCGCTGGGATTGCACCGGCGTCTGGTCCTATCACTTCAACACCTACACGGGCGAACGGCTGGCTGTCCGCGTATCCTCACAGGGGCACCAGCCTGTTGACCGTGCATGGCTGCAGGCCGGCACGTCCTACACCATCATTGGAGGTAACTCATGAGCTGGCTGACCAACATCTTCCGCCGTAGCACGGCGCTAGTGCCTGAGCGCAAGGACAGCGCAGCAGGTCCACTCGTGTACATGCAAACGCTGGGACGCCCCGCATGGACACCTCGTGACTACGCCTCGCTCGCGCGAGAGTCGTACATGCAGAACGCCATTGCCTACCGGTGCGTCCGTATGATCGCCGAGGCCAGCGCTTCCGTGCCGTTCCTTCTGTACGAAGGCGAAGATGAACTCGAGGAGCATCCGCTGATCGAGCTGCTCAGAAAGCCCAATCCCTTCGAGTCTGGCGAGCAGCTCTGGGATGGCTTCTATTCGTTTATGAAGATCGCCGGCAACACTTACCTCGAGGCAGTGCTGCTCGACGGTCAGGTCCGCGAGCTGTACGTTCTCCGCGCAGATCGCATGAAAGTGCAGCTAGGGCCTCGTGGCTATCCGTCTGGGTACGAGTACACGGTGGGGCAGCAGAAACTCATGTACGCCGTCCCAGACCCGGGCAAGCAGCTGCCGATCATGCACCTCAAAGAGTTCCATCCGCTCAATGACTGGTATGGCATGTCTCCTGTGGAAGCGGGCGCTTTCGCGGTCGACGTTCACAACGCAGCCGGTGGGTTCAACAAGGCGCTGCTCGACAACCAGGCACGTCCTTCTGGTGCGCTGATCTATGCGCCGTCGCAGGAGAACGCTGATCCCTCGCTCACAGACAAGCAGTTCACTCGGTTGAAGCAGGAGATCGAGGACAAGTACTCGGGGCAGAAGAATGCCGGCAAGCCGATGATCCTCGACGGGGGACTTGACTGGAAGGAAATGTCAGTAAACCCGAAAGACATGGAGTTCGTTGAGGGCAAGCGCGAGGCAGCGCGTGAGATTGCGCTGTCCTTCGGCGTACCGCCGCAGCTGCTGGGCATTCCCGGCGATAACACCTACTCCAACTACCAAGAGGCGAACCGTGCCTTCTATCGTCAGACGGTGCTGCCTCTCGTGTCGCGTACCTGTCAGGCACTGTCGAACTTCTTTGCTCCGACCTACGGGGAGACGTTGCGCGTCTGGTACGACGAGGACGCCATTCCTGCGCTGAGCGAGGAACGCGAGAAGGTTTGGGAGCGCGTGAGCAAGGCGGACTTCCTGACCACCAACGAGAAACGAGAGGCGACCGGCTACGAGCCGTATGAGCCCGAGGACGATACGCCGCCCGGCGATTTGATTATGGTGCAGTCGAGTCAGGTTCCTTTGACTGAGCTGTCACTTGAACCTGGAGGAGCTGAAGAAGATGCAGATGAACAAGCACCGGACGAGGAAGGTTCTGACGTTCAACCGGCTGCTGGTAAGGTGGGAAAACCTGATCGCGGCAAACGTTCTTCGTCTGCTCGGTCAGCTGACAAAGGAGATGGAGGAAGGTAACTTCCCCATTGACGACTTCGAGGCGAAGCTCGGCCGCTTGCTTGAGACCATGCTCGAGCAGGTGGCCGTTGTCTTTGGGCTCGAGGTCTTCGACACCGCCAAGTCCTTCATGCCGAACCTCGAGACGAAAGCCGAGGAGCAGGACTTCCGCAAAGTCGTCAGGACGTGGCTCCGCAAGCATGCACTCAAGAACGCCAAGTCGATTAGCACTCACCTGAAAGAGCTGGTGCGCGAGGCGCTCAAGGATCAGTTCAAGGAGGGCTTCGGCGAACGTGAGGCTATCCGCCGCGTTGCGAAGATCTTGGCGACGGGCAAGGCCTACCACATTGCCCAGCGCATTGCTCGCACGGAGGCGCACACTGCAGCGACAGTCGGGCAGCACAAGGCGGCAGAGACGTCAGGCGTTGACCTCGTGAAGGAGTGGGGCGCCACTGAGGACATGAGAACGCGCGAGTCTCACGCCAAGGCTGACAACCAGACGCGAGAGATGTGGGACAAGTTCAACGTAGGCGAGTCGTTGCTCGAGCATCCCGGTGACCCAGCGGGTCCGCCAGGAGAGATTATCAACTGCCGTTGCGTGGCGCTCTATTGGCCGCGTGCGGTCGCCCCGCATCCTGTCACGTCGAGCGGAGTCGTCCCGCCGCCAGCGCCGAAGCCCGCTGTCACGGGTGCGAAGCCGAAGCCGAACGATGAGCAGCTCGACACTGACTTCAGTGACCTCGCGCCTCCAGTGTTCATTCCGCCCGATCCTTCGCCGGGTCTGGTCGAGCAGGCTATTCAGTTCGCGTGGGACGCGTTGATCTACACCCGCTCAAAGCTCTCACAGGACGGCTACGAGGCGGCGCGCAAGTACCAAGGCAGTGGCTATCGGAATTGGAATAAGGCGCTCCGTACGAACTCCGTAGTGCCTCGTGGCATGTATCGGGACACGCTGGCGATGGATCGAGGCTTTGACGCCTGGGAGCTGACGCAGCGTGGCACCGTGTATCGAGGCGGCGTGTTCACTCAGGGAGACAAGCTGATCGACAAGGCCACAGGGGCAATTCCGATTGGCACTAAGTTTCAGGACAACGGCTTTATCTCAGTGTCGACTGACTATGACACGGCGGTGAGCTTTGGCAAGAAGGCCAATGGGTTCACGTTTCGCATTGACCTCGAACCGGGCACTCCTATCTTCGGGATCAAGCCTCTCAAGTTTGGCAACAGCCACGAGAATGAGATCGTGCTGCCTCGAGGAACGCAGTTCGAAGTCATCCGGCAACTGGGCAAATGGGAGTACCTCATTCGGATCATCGGGAACAACAAGCCGTCGCTCCGGGCAAAGAAGGCCGATGCTCGCGGAAGGCACTCGCCGGACAAGTTCACCTGGTTCGGAGATGACGTGATCAAGCTCTAGAAGTGCATGGTTGCGGCCTTGAAGGAAGCACTCGTATATTCCGGACTGCCAATACCACCTTGCAAGGGAGATACAAATGGCAGCTATTGCAGTTACTCAGTGCGTGGCCGAGACATTGACCACCGTCACTGAGACCGCCACCGCACCCGCCGGTGACTATTTCCAGATCAGCAATCCTGACGTGCCGCACGTCCTCGAGTTCTTCAACGATGCAGCTGGCGCTGTCACCGTGACGATTGCCAATAGTGTCGCTGCTGCACCTGTGTCCGGCGACTACGGCAAGGTCGAGAAGGCGGACTTGTCGGTCTCTGTCGCCGCTGGATCGAACCGCCGCGTCTATCTGTCTCCCAAGACGCTCAAGCTTTATCTGGACGCCAACAACCGCATCCAGCTCACCTACACCTCGCCGGACGTGGCCTTCAAGGCCGCTTGCCTGCAGCTCGGCTAAGGGAAGGCGCACATGCTCAACCAGAACACTGTTCCGCTCGACCTCAAGGGACTGACTGCTGAGGGCGAGTTCGAAGGGTATGCTTCGACGTTCGGCAACATGGACAACGGCGGGGACGTGGTCGAGCGTGGCGCCTTCGGCAAGACACTCGAGAAGCTGCCCATCGCTCGAGTGAAGATGCTGTTCCAGCATGACCCGAACCAGATCATCGGCAAATGGCTCGAGGCGAAGGAAGATCGTCGCGGCCTGTGGGTCAAGGGCAAACTCAATCTTGCCGTCCAGCGCGCCAAGGAAATTCTTGCTCTTCTGCAAGATGGCGCAATCGACGGCATGTCTATCGGCTTCCGCACAGTGAAGGCCTCACGAGAGGACAAGCTCGGCGCACCGCGCAAGCTCCTCGAGGTTGACCTGTGGGAGATCAGCTTGGTCACGTTCCCCATGAATGATCGCTCTCTAGTGGCGAACGTCAAGGAGGACTGGACCAAGCGAGACGTTGAGCGCGTACTGCGAGAGGCAGGCGCTCCCAACGAGTTCGCCAAACTTGTGGCCACCAAAGGCTACGACGAGGCGACACGCCTACTCTCCAGGTCACGTCGGGATGACGGTCAGGAGTTCATCGACCAACTCAACAAACTCACCCAAGCGATGAAAGGATAACGCGATGAAGCGTTCTCTCCTCACTTCAGCCGCTGCGTCGAGGCTTCACTCTGCGCACGGCTTCGCCCTCGAGACCAAGGAAGACAAC